ATAACTAGCAGTTCCAGATACAAAATTCATTGCTCCAGTAGCACCATTGTAAAACTCTATTGAATTAGTAGAATTGCTTTGAGCATATATTTTTTTACTTATACCAAGTCTTATATCACCAGCAAAAGTAGCATTGCCAGAACTATCAAGCCTTGCTGACTCAGTAGTACCACGACCAAATACAATATTTCCTGTTGATGAACTTCTAATTGCTAAATCATTATCTACTGTTCCAGTAATAAAATTATCATTACCAGTAGCGTATCCAATAAATGCTCTGTCATTATCAGTAGTATCTGAGGCATCTGGATTTAATCTGATGCTTGGAGCAGAAGTATCTAATATTTTTATACTGCCATTAAAAGTAGCATCGCCAGATGAGGCAAGTGTTAAAGCTGTTTGAGCATTGCTATTTTTAAAAACTATGGGTGCTACAGCGGCACTACTACTTGCTTCAATTTGAAATGTAAAAGGACTATCGTATTCTTTTGTTATATTAGCGTACCTACCAGATGCAGACGTATTTGCTTTAAATGCTAATTTAGCAAACTCTCCAGAACCAACACCACGACCAACAATTACATCATTATCAAAAGTAGCATTTTGGCTTGAGTCTATAGTGAGTGCATTTGTCAAAGAACTACTACCACTTGTTCTTGTAAAAAATCTTAACTCTGAAGGAACTGTGCCATCTGAACCAGCTACAATATCTGATGTCTTTGTATATGGAGAACCACTATCTGATTGATATGAAGTAAGAAATAAACCAGCACCAGTAGATGAGTAGGTTTTATCTGCTGTGTTGCCAGATTCAAATAATTTTACATTACCAGAAACGTGTAGCTTTTCATCAGCACTTGCTCGATTTATACCCACATTTCCATTTGATTCTACTCTTAATCTATCTTCTGAGCCACCAGTCTGGATAAAAAAGTCGTCACCATCAGCAAGTAAAAATACGTTATTAGAAGTTGAATTGTCTTTTAGTGCTATTCCGCCTTTGGAATCACCAGACTCAAATGTAGCAACCCCATTAGCAGTTGCACCAAAAACGTGTAAATGATTTGTTGGCGTTATGTTTAACCCAACTCGTGAATTAGTCGTATCTACAATGAATACATCACCACCATCACCATTCTTGCGTACTAAAAATGCTTCTGTATCTGTGACATCTATTACAGATGTGCCTTCTATTATCTCATCAAAGGATAGTGAGCCACCGCCTGATACAGTTAAATCTCCTGATATAGTGAGGTCACCATCTATTGTTCCTCCATTACCAAAGTCCTCGGTAATGTGTCTTAACATTGAACTTTGCATTATACCTCCACTATTCTTACAGCACCAGTTGTAGTGCTAGTAGAATTATAATTAAAGTAAATTGTGTTTCCTAATCCTTTTGGAACTGTTAAAAATGTAAGTGTATTCTTTGGTAAGATTAAATCATTACTAGCATTTACATCTGTTTCTGATGTAGTAAAGTTAAAGTATATTTCAACTACTGAGTAAACACCTATAGTAGCTGTGCTAGGGTGTAGTGATTTGTGTGTAGTATTTGCAACATCTGCTGAACTTCCTGCTGTACCTGCTGAAGATACTGTCCAAGCTCCTCCAACTGTTGCGTTAAGTGCTTCTTGCACTGAATGTGTATGTAGGTCTGCCATTTTTCTTCCTCTCTAAGCTATGACAAAGCGTGAACGAGACTGTCTTGCTTTGTTATTTTTTAAGTTTTTTCTTTATTTTTTTAACTGCTTTTTTTGCAGAACTAGGTTTTTTATATGGACTCCAATCAGATTCTCCCATAACCCTTTCATAACCTTCTGCCTTGAGCATTTCTAGCTTTTCAGGGTGTTTATTTAGGGAATCTTCTTCCAGTCTTTCTATTTTACCTGAGTTTAATTTTTTCCAGTATTGCATAATATCTCCAAGTGTATGGGGGCAGGGCTAACCATACCCCCAATATTATTAGTCTACGTTGGTAAACTTAACACCTTTCTTGTTGTCAGAATCGTCAATTAACTTGACACCATATAGTAAGTCTGCGACCACTTTAGTACCAAGAGCATCTATCGAATACTCTGACTGAACTCTAACGTCTTGCTGTGAAGCAAAAACACAAGCACTCTTATGGAAGATAGCACCAGGAATTGTTGTACTTGTACCAGCAGTAGAAACTGTATTCGACATATAAACATCAATTCCATAAAGTGAGCCAACCATTCCAGAACGAAGACCTCTGTTTCCTTCTCCAACTGCATCATTTCTGATGAAGTATTGTGCGATACCAGCAGAAGGATTCAAGATGTCTGCAAATAGAGTTGGGTTAACAACCATTGCACACTCTCCATCCATATAAGGAATATCAGCCTCACCTAGAGTTGCCAAAGCAGACTCGAAAACGGCGGCGGTTAGGGTGTCATCAGCAGAAAGAGCCTGAGAATCATTTAATCCATCTAACTCAGACCATATGTCAGCATCAACCTGACGAGCAAGAGACTCACCCATCATCCTGCTGTATTTTTCTACTAAATCAGCCTCTGATTGGATTAAAGCCACATCTTCAAATAATTTTGCGACATATTTGTGTTTATTAACTGTTAACTGAGTTTCTGTGGTTGCAGTTGCATCGTAAGATACGTCTGAACCAGCAGATTTGTCTGAAGCACTTATTAAGCTCATTTCTGGAATATGTATAACATCTCCATAGCCTTTGCTACCAAGAAGTGCTGAATAATCATCTACAAGACCACGGAAAACACTTTTTCTCTCGAAGAACTTATAGATACCATCTGCCCAGATTTCAGGAATAAAATGCTGGTCAGTTGTAGTGGTAACTGGGTTACCTTGATAATGTTTAGCCATTTAATTTACCTTTTTATGTATGACTCCAATATTGTATTCCAGTTCCTTCTTCTTTCATCACCAGACATAGTTGTCCAGTCAGCAGTATTTTGAGTTGGAACAGTTCCCTTTCTATCAGGTGGATTTTGTTTCTCTACCTCGGTAAACTCTTCAACTATACTTAAAAGAACCTCTGTATCAACATTGGCAAATTTTTCACGTTTTGATTCAGGAAGTTGAGCCAAAGCACCTTCACGAAGTCGAGAATCCATTGCTTCCCATCTTTCCTTATAAGGCTTGTAGGATTCAATTTCATTAGCAAGGTCTGCATTTAGTTCTTGCCATTTCTCTTCTTCTTGTAGTTTCGCTCTTCTCTCTTCTTCCTCTTTAGCTTTAAAAGATTCAAGACTTTGCCTAAGTTCATTTCTTTCTGAAATAACCTCGTTTAATCTTGAAATTGGTACATTGTTTTCGTCTTTAGTGACGGCTTCCTGTTTTACATCTGGCTCGATGGTCGTTTCTTCGGACATTTTAACCTCTTGAGTGAGTTATGAAATATGCAGGATTTTGTCCTTGCATTAAAGTTATGCTATAATGTAAGTTAGGAAAGTAATCTAATGCAAGAAAAAAATTACGAATTTAAGAAAAAGTGGTTTGAATATTTAGGTTACAAACCGCACAATGGTCAGTTGCCCTTGCATTACCCAGAAAAGCAAGATGCCAGATTTCAAGTAGTGGTATGTGGAAGACGATTTGGGAAGACTTGGGCAAGTGCTATGGAAGCTACTTATGTGGCATCCCAGCCTAATAAACGTATTTGGGTTGTGGGTATGTCATACAAGAAAGCTAGATTGATATTTCGTGAAATATGGCAACGAATGGTTATCGGTCATCCTGATGATGTAGATAAAGCATCAGAAAAGGATATGTACATCCGATTTAAGTGGGGTACTACTGTAGAAGGGATGTCAGCAGATAATCCTTCAAGTCTTGTGGGTGAGGGTCTTGACCTACTCGTAATAGATGAGGTTGCCAAGATGAACAAGAAAATTTGGGATATGTATTTATCCCCAACTGTAGCAGGTAGAAAGGGTAAAGTTATTTTTATTACAACCCCAGAGGGAAGAAACTGGATATATGATTTGTTTAAATTAGGAGCAGATGACCCTTTATGGGAAAGTCACACATCTCCTAGTTGGGTAAATCAGTATGAGTTTCCACTAGGAATCAATGACCCTGCTATTATAGAACGCAAAAGAAATATGTCAAAAGAATTGTTTGGGCAGGAGTTTGGTGCGGAGTTCTCTGTCTTTGAGGGTAAGGTTTGGAACTTCGATAGAGACTTGGATGTTGGAGAGTTTCCATATGACCCAGACCTACCCACATACTGCTCTATTGATTTTGGATTCAGGATGCCAGCAGTATTGTTTCTGCAAACATACTGGGATGGTAGTGTAGAGCATATCAGGATATTTGACACTATCCTACATAAAAAAGATATAAAAACAGAAGATTTAATCAAGATGATTAAAATAAAAGGATACCCTATAATGTCTTTCTATGGCGACCCTGCTGGTTCTAATGTACAGGGTCAGTCAGGTAGAGGAGATATGGAGATATTCAGAAGAAGTGGAATAAATATTCTATCAACCAGAGACAGGGTAAGTAGAAATATCGTAAACAGCGTAGCTTACACCAGAGGATTTTTTGAAAGTGCTGATGGTATTCGCAGAGTACACGTTGACAGAAAGTGTACGGATATGATAGAAGACTTCGAAGAATACAGGTATCCAGAAACAGAAGAAGGCAAACCAGTCAAAGAAGAACCATATAAGGATGGTGTACACGACCACGGCAATGATGCCTTTAGATATTTTATAATTAATAGATTTCCAATGAGAAACCAAGAAATGAAAAGGATTCAAAGATGATT